AATGATCTTTGCATCGTCGGCTGTCAGTGTGTTACTCGAATCATCCAGTGCTTGCCAGTTGATCCGTTCCCGCAGATCATCCAGATACGTCAGCTTGCAGCCCAGTTCAACGGCGGTCCGTCGTGTGGCCGGATCCGCGTTGCTGGACAACACCCGCAGCGCCCGGGGGATCTGCCGCGTCACGCCGCCCTTGGTGTAGCTGAACGTGACTAGCGTGCCGACAGCTGGTGTAATCAAGCCATCGATCGTCACTGAACCCGTGGTCTTGATCAGCCCCGCGCCGCCGTTGATGTAGCTGTCATCGATATTGGCGTTGTCAACGATGACGCCTAGGGAGCATGTTGAGGTAGCGCGGATGTCGTTGGGCATCAGATGATCTGCAGTGCAGTGAGCGAAACGCTGTGACGGGTAGCCTTGGCCCCGCCGGTGATGATGATTTCGGCCGTGGCCGTGGGTTCGCTGATCGGGAACCAGGTCGCAGCCGCTGGACTGCTGCCGATGGTGGTGTCGTACCAGGTCAGCAGATCGGCGAAGGTTCCGCTGCTGATGTAACCCTCGATCTGCCGCACCCTGTGCGCCACCAGCGCCCCGCTGATGATGCTCGTCCCGCCAGGTGACAGGGACACGGTGGGGCCATCGCGCCGCGTCTCCATCGGTTTGGTGAGCGTGATCACGGCGCTGCCCAGGGTGACGGTGCCCAGGTTCGGCAGCCTGGCCTCATTCCCCTGGCGAGCCTTCTCCTCCTGGCGCAGCAGCACGGCCAGCGCCTGCGCCGCATCCACCAAGGTGCACGATGCCGAGGCGTAAGCCCCGGCGGGATCACTGGAAGGGGCCTCGGTAAACCAACAGGGGAGATTGGTGACGCTCAGCCCGTTGATGCTGCCTGTGGTGAGCGCCACGGTGCTGCCGACGGTGCCCGAGCTGAGCGTGTCGGCATCGGTGATCCGGTTGCCGCGCCAGGTGTCATAGATGCCAACCAGGGTTGCCCACTGCGACGGCGTGAGCAGGCCCGCGCAGCGGAAGGTCCGAGCTGTCAGGCCGGTCCTGGCCTCGCCCTCGTAACCGAACGGCTGGGCGGTGAGGGGGGTGAACGTCAGCCCGTTGATGGTGATCATGTGCGGGGGAGGGGCATCGGCACAGGGCTACTGCCAGGAACCTGAACGTAGACGTTCCAGTCCTTCTCCGATAGGGCCAGCGTTGCCCGTGCGTTTTCGTTGATGGCATTCTCCAGCGCCTTTTGGGCCGGGACCAGCTGCTCAGCGAACCCGGCCACAGCAAAAAGCCGCTCGGGAGTGCTGATGTCCAGCCCGGTCCTGATCACGCCTCGGTCAACGAGTGGTTGGATCGACGCTCGCGCCTGCTGCAGCTGCTGCCGCTGCAGTTCTGGCGTCAGCAGATCGAAGCCGCCACGCAGAACACCCCGCAGGTTTTGCTGTGCCCCCCGGAGTGCCTCCGCTGCGGTCCTGGCGTTGGTGGTGAGCTGCAGCCCCGCCTCAGCGTAGGCCTGGCGCACATCGGCATTGGCGCGGGCGATCCGGCCGGAGATTTCCTCCATCACCACGCGGTCAGCCTCTGGCCCCCTGGCCAGCTCGGTGGCCAGGCCGCCGCGGGCCGCGTCGAGGATCCTGAGCTTCTCCGCCAGGGAGGCACGCTGGTTGAGCTGAAGCAGCGCCGTGGCCGACACCTGGCCCTGCGATGCGGCGGCGGCAGCCTCCAGCGCGGTCTGCTCTCGGGTGATCTGGAGGCGATCCGCGGCGGCCTGGGATTCGAGCCGCTGCTGGCGAACCCGCTCCTGCTGGTTCCGCAGCGCGTCAGCGGTGGCCCTGGAGCCCTGGAGCTGGGCCGCTGCTACATCGATTTCGCCGGTGCGGACCTGGGATTGCAGCTCCGCAAGCCTGGCGAATGATTGCGTATTCTCCTTGCCGTCACCGGTGCCCGGCAGTTTGGCCTGTTCCCTGGCCAGCTCCAGCCGGGAGATTTGCAGCGCCCTGATTTTCTCGCCAACGGTCAGCTCAGCCTCAAGGCTGGCGCGGCCTGCCTCATCGAGGCCTGGTGTGCGACGGGAACCCGCCAGGCGAGCGGAGGCGTTGGTTTCCTGCTGCAGCAGCTTGGAGCGCTGGAGCTCCAGATCCAGGGATTTCTGTGTCTCCTGGTTGCGAAGGCGGGCCTGTTCATTGGTGGCTGCAATCGCCGCCTCTTGGGCTTTGATTTCGCCTACAGTGTCGCGATTTGTCTCCCGAAACTTAGCCGCTTTGGTGTTGAGTTGCCCCAGGAAATCGCTAAACTCTTGGCCGCTTAGATTCAGCTCTCCGAAGATGTCGCGATTGCCACCTACTGCCGCAACGGCTTGACTTGTGATGCTGCGAGTTTGCTGTTCGGTGAGGTTGTAAAGCTCCCGCACTTGCCGCAAAGCGCCCACTGTCTGCTCGGCTTGATTTGTTGATAGGCCGAAGTTTTGGCGCAACCCCTTGGCTTCCTGCTCAACACGCAAACCTTCAAGCGCGTTCGTGAGCTGGATCACAGACGCAGTTATACCAGGCAGCAAATTAGCGCCAATGTCCTGTTGTAATTGCTGCCACGCATTACCAAACCGCTGGAATATCTGCGCTGATGTCTCCAGTCCAGCCGCGCCCTTGGTCAGCTCATCCAGGCCCCGGGACAGAGCCGGGAAGAACTGAACCGCCGTGAGCTTCCCTGACTCAACCAGCTTGATCAGCTCGCGCTGCGTGATGCCCAGTCCTTTGGCGGTAGCTGACAGCGCCACGGGAAGGCGTTCAGCGAGCTGCAGGCGGAGCTCCTCCATGCTGACGGTGCCTTTGCTCGCCACCTGCTGCAGCGCCAGGAACGTCCCGCCCACCTGGTCATTGCTCAGCCCGTAGGCCTGTGCCGCACGGCTGACCGACGTGAACAGCTGCCGTTGCTGATCGATCGGGATGTTCGCCGCCGTGGCGGCTGCGGTGAAGCTGCTGTAGTTGCCCACCAGCGTCTCAAACGAGAGCCCCAACTCCCGCGAGATCCCCCGGGTGAAGTTCATCGCGCCCGCGGCACCCTGCGGGCCAAGGGTCACCGTCAGTTTGCGGGTGACGTTCTCCAGCTGAACAGCCTGATCGATGGAGCTTTTCAGGAACCCGCCAGCGGCGAACCCCACCCCAGCTGCGGCACCACCCGCCCCGAGGGCCAGCAGCGCCTCTGCGCCGAACCCACGGGCACCCCTGGCCAGCCGGCCCGCCAGTGTCTGATCGACGCGGGCCAGCTCTCGCTCTGTGCGCTGGATCTCGCGCTGGAGCGAGCGGAACTCCTGCGAGCCGATCTCAACCGATCGGAATGACTGCTGCAGGCCAGCCAGCTTGGCGCTCAGCCCTGTGATGCTGTTGCCGGCCGCGCCGACGGTCGCCAGGGTTCGCTCTGTGCGCTGAATCTCGCGTTGCAGGTCGCGGAACGCCTGGGAGCCAACGTCAACCCGCTGCAGGGCCTGCTGCAGTTCCTGCAGCCTGGCATTCAGCGCCGTAAGGCTGTTGGTGGATGCGCCGACCGTTGCAAGGGCTTGCTCTGTTCGTTGGATCTCCCTCTGCAGATCGCGGAATGACTGCGAACCGATTTCGACCGATCGGAGGGACTGTTGTAGACCGGCCAGCTTGGCGCTGAGTGCCGTAATGCTGTTGCCCGCAGTGCCGGCGGTTGCCAGTGCCTGCTCAACGCCTTTGATTTCTGATTGTAGTTTGCGAAACGCTGGACTAGCAACGTCTACCTTTTGTAGTGATTGCTGTAGTTCTTGTAACTTAACATTAAGCGCCGTGAGACTGTTGGCGGATGCCCCTACCGTCGCTAGTTGGCGTTGGATATTTTTAATCTCCGCTTCGATATTGCGGAATGCTTGGCTACCAATATCAACGGCTTGCAAAGCTTGTTGCAGTCCCTGCAACTTGGCGTTGAGCACGGACAGGCTATTCCCTGCTGCCCCCGCCGTTTTCAGCGCTGCCTCAACCCCCAGGATTTGATTTCGCAGCTTGTTGAACTCAGCTGACCCGATCTCTGCGACGTTGAACGACTGGCGCAGTTCGGCAAGCTTCGCCTGCAACGCTGCGATGCTGTTTGCCGGTGCTTGGAACGCATCCCGAGCCGCTGCCCCCGCCTGGCGAGCCCGCTCCTCAGCCTGCCTGAAACCTGCCTCCAGCTGCGTGGTGTCAGCCCTGACGACCAGCAGCGCATCACCCAGATTCTCTGTCATGCCGTCCCCGCCTTCCCCTAGGTTGCCTCAGGCGGCAAACTAGACCATGAGCAGCGCACTTCTAGGCCAGGTCAACGCCACGGCAACATTCGATGTTGTGGACATCGGCACCGTTGAAGATCCAGCAACCGGCAACATCGTCCCCAAAACCGAGCAGATCATCGTGTCGTTGTTCCTGCGCGAGGGGGGGCGCAACGGGTCTGGGTTTCCAGGCGTGGACACTGACCGGCTCACCTATGACGGCTACGCGGTGAACCCTCAGGCCCTGGACGCCAGGATTCAGGCCGGCGTGAGGGGGCTGCTGGTGTTCAGCGGCAAGCCACCCGCCAGGTGTGAGGTGCTGCAGGAGCGGCACCCCTACGGCTCCACAGGGCTGATCGGCGGCATAATGCAGAGTGTTATCGGTGACCGCATCCGACTCGCGGTGTACGTCGATGGCTAGGATTACTGTTGATCTAAAGCTAACCGGGTTTACATCCAAAAAGCTACTGTTGCGTGTGCCGATAATCATGGCGAAGTACGGCGATGTAATCGGCCCGCAACTGAAGGAAGAAATCAGGGCGGTTCAGTATCCATGGCCAGGGATAACCTACCGCTACGGCAAGTTCAACAAAGCCAAGACGTTTCGCCAGAAGAATAAGGTCCTGAAAGCACAGGGAGGCTTGCCCTACACCATCGCCTCCAGCCCGCGCAACATCGTCGATTCCGGTGACTTCCTGAACTCGCAGCGACGCCAGGACAACCCACGCGGGTCAACGATCACGTTTACCTGGGATCCGGTCAGCGAGGATGGGTTTCACTACGCCAGGTCCATCCTGGAGGACCGCATCACCGCCAGCGGCCGAGCGCTGCCAGGCCGGAACTGGATCAAGCCAGCGCTCGACAAGCACCCGTTGGCCCAGTTCTTCGCCGAGCAGTGGCAGCGGCTGAGCCAGGCCGGGGGGCGTTAGGCCACCGTCGCCACGGTGAACAGCGGGGCGGTGTCGCCAGCGCCGACCACGGCGGGATCGGTGATTGTCAAGGTGTCGCCCACCCTGAAGTTTTTGCCGCCGGCCACGATCGTGGCGGTTTGAATCACGCCGCTGCCATTCACGGTGATCGTCGCGGTGGCGCCCAGGCCCGACAGGTTACCGGGGCCTGGCGTCACGGGCACCAGGGGCACAGCGGTGCCAGCGGACAGGTTCGCGCCAGGGGTGGTGATAGTCAGCGTCGCGATGGGATTGCCCTGCTGATAGGCCAACGGAGCGCCGTAGCCCTGCAGGGTGAATGACACCGTAGCGATGTTGCCGCGGGCCATCGTCTCCTGATAGTTGCTGACAAACGCAACCCCCGCGTCAACCTGCGGATCGGTGTTGCCGCTTCCAACCAGCGGAAGAGCCCTGTAAGCCTGAACTGTTACGCCCTTGGCGCCGTTGTTGTCAGCCCTGCGCAGCAGCTTGTAGCCATCGCTGGTTGTGTCCAGATTGAGCTGCAAAGGCATGGTCCAGCTCTTGCCGGTTACCAGCAGGCTGCCGTAGCCAAAGGGGGTCTGGTAATCGGTCGCTGTCTGCGTCTCCGATGTCGTCTGTAGACTGGCGTCCGACAGACTGAGAATCTCAGTCATACCTGTTGAGCTAGTCGGAGGAGCGCTTGCCGTGGTGCCCTCTTTCAGCCAGAGCCGAATATCCAGGGAAGCGAAATAGGCTCCGGTAGCCATGTTCAGCGGTGCGTTTCCCTAGTTTGCCTCGCCGCCCTCCAGCAGCTCCCACGGTGTTGGCCGGGGGCACAGGTGCAGCTCGAAGCCCTGGACGTCATGCGCTAGGCCGGTGGTGGCCCTCAGAACGTCCAGTAAGTCGTCCTCAGTGATCGCCATCTCGCGGCACACATCGGCCGCGGCCATGCCGGCCTCCAGCATCCGGCGGGCTTGCATCCCCGCCAGGCGTGCGCGTTGGGTGGCGGCAACGCCCCAGTTTCCGGCCGCCTTGATTGCGTGGCGTACCTCCCCAGCAGCGAAGTGTCCGAGGATCGTGCTGAATGCTCCCCGCTCTGGATTCCATATCCTCGCTGCTTTGATGAATGCAATATCAACAGCGCTGTTTATATCTTCCGATGGCAAACACTTGCCGTATTTCCCTCGCATCTTGGCCTGAAACTTCCCGACCAACCTGATATTCTCCGCGTACATCTTGCCAATTCTTCGCGACTCTTCCCGCGTGAGAGGCGTTGCCAGGTGATTCCTGGTAGCCGGCTTTTCGTCAGCCGGGCCGAACAGGTTGAGCTGCTGTTCGGCCACGGCTGGCACGATTCACGATCGAACTACCCGGATGCTACGCGATCCACCGATAGGCGTGCTTAGGCAGAGGCACCCCAGCGTCTGCCGCAACCCTGGCAGCACATTCAGCGCATTCTGGTTGTTGGGCACAGCCCCGTCCCTGAACTCCAGTGAGATCACATCCACCCGCGCCGACTTCAGGCTGGCGTTGGGGATCCCTGGGATCAGCTCCGCATTGCCGGCCCCTTGGCCCCTGAGTAGAGCGGGATTGGCCAGCAAGGCCTCTGCAAGGTCGAAGTTTGCCCGCTTGACAGGCGATGGGATTTCATCAGCCGCAAACGACCACTCCCCGCACGCGGCGCCAATGCGCGGCCAAGCGCGGGCCTGGGTGGTGGTGGCACGGCTGCCGATCGACTCCAGCTGATCGAGATACATGGCTGCCATGATCAACGCCCGCCCCTTGTTGTCCGTGGTTGCTGCCGTCCAGTTCAGTGGGCCGAGGTAGTCGTCTGCCAGATCATCGGCTGCAGCCACGCTGAGGTAACTGTTCGCGTTGGCCGCGCCGGCTGTGGCAATAACGGTGACGGTCATAGCGCTAACCCTTGGCTGACCACAGCTTAACGGCCTGATCGAAGCCGATCTTGCCGTCGATCAGCCGCTGCCCCAGCGTTTTGCCGAAGATCGCCCGGGCCGTCTCGGGGTTGTCCCGCACCCACCGCGACGCCGCAGCACGGAACGAAAGCGCTTCAGCCCCTTTGTCCCCGGTCGCCTCCCTGTTGACCGGCTTCCCTCCCTCTGTGTCGTTGCGCCACTTCCAGGGCAGCAGGTAGCAGCGGCACTGGGGATGGGGGCTGGTCTTGTTCTCCCCGTCGAAATAAGGGGCCGGCACGCCCAACTGGTACCGCGTCCCGTCGAGGCTCAGGCACACGGGGCAGACCCGGGAATCCAGGATGGCAGTCCACACCAGCCCATCAGGCCCGAGCCATGCGGGATCGGTTTCGTACTGGTAGATCATCTGCTGC